GGAGAAGTCCTCTATTTTGTAGCAACAGATGGAAAAAGACTGGCAAGAACAATGGTCAGCGCGGTTGACACAAACAAAAGCGCTCTCGTTCCATCCGTTTTACTGCGAAAAGCAAAGAGTTCTCTAATCGGCGATGAGGTTGAAATTGCGCTTGGAGAAAAGCTGGTGATGTTTACCTCTCAAGATTACGAGAACAACATTAAACAGCAAATATCTATAAGGTTGCTTGACGCAAGCTTCCCCAGCTATAGGGAGATTTTTCCCAGCGGTTTCTGCTTAAAAATGGAAATTGATAGGTTAGGTATTCTTGATGCACTGGCTGGAGCAAGAGTTATTAACGGAGACGCTGTGGTGTTTACGATAGAGGGCAACACACTGCGCGTTGGCGCAAGTGGCGAAAGAGAAAGGTTTGCAGAAGATATCCAGCTCAGTAACGTTTCCTGGAGCGCTGAAGGCAAAACGCTGAAAGTGGCTTTCCATCCACAACAACTGATTGAACCCTTAAAAGCGGTTAACGATAGCAGTGTGCAGATGAGTTTTGTTGGTGAGGTTCAGCCAGCGATGCTTACTGCTGAGGATTATGAGTATTTGGTAATGCCCTTGAGCGTTGTTGAGGAGGAAGAATAGATGCATAGACACAGCTGGGGCAACGCAAAGGCATTGTGCAGAAAGTGCGTCTTTAATAATGGCAGGGGTTGTAGGGTTGGAAACATTATGGCGGAGTGTGAGATGGTTTTATACTCGCTATGGCCACAGTTATTCTGCAAAGAATGCGCCTATTGGCAGAACAACGAATGTGCGCTTGGGTTGGAGCGTGAAGAGTGTGTGTTTTGGGAGCGCTTTCTTACCAGGCAGGGCCAGTGTTTAGAGGAAGGGAAGGGTGTTGATGTTGAGAAAAGATAAAGAAAGTTTCTTCTGGAGATGACCGATGTTGGTGAAGGAACTGATAGGTACTCTCAGAAGGTTTCCACGCTGGATGGGTGCTTTAAAAGCTTATTTGTGGTGGTATTTGGTGTACCGCCCAAGGGGATGGTTCTCTGTGAAGCTGTTTGCTTTCTTTCGTTGGTTAATTAAGGAGCTATTTGGTGGCACGTATGTGGTGGTTAATAGGCTACTAATTGTGGATAATTTATGCCCATTCTTAAACTGTTCCTGGGAAATGGACGGTAATACTGTTTTCCTCTATGAGCTGTCCCGTCAGGAGATTGAAAAACTGAGAAGTTTAGGCTGGTGGGATAAAAGGTGGTTTCTATACCAGATTGGAGCTGAACTGGGAGTAGAGTTCGTTTACAAAAGGGGAGAAGACCTATTTTTTATTGAGGGAGGAGGCATTGTGAATGGGCAAGAAGGAAAGAGTTCGGGGTAGGAATTTTGAATATCGGGTTGTTCGGATGGCGCAGGAATGTGGGCTTCCTGCAAGGCGGATTGTGCTTTCTGGCTCAGCGGAGGAAAAAGGAGATGTAGAGATAGCGGGGTTTAAATTTGAATGCAAGTATCGGGGGAACGGCTTTGCGATACTGAGGCAGTGGGTGGATAAGGCCCTATCCCAAGGCCTGTGCGGTGTTATCCTGGGTGGCTATCGCTTAGAACCGCTGGTGGTAATGCCGCTGAGGCATTTCCTGGTTTTTATGAGGGCGAAAAAGAGGGGAGGAGGAGAAGGTGTGCAAGGTTAAGGAAGTGATTCCCATGCGGGAGAAAAAAGATGGCTCAATTTCCTATTACGAGGCGCCTCTGTGTCTTACGAATGTGTTTCGGGGTGTATATTGTAAACATTGCGACCATGTGGTGGTTTCGCTCATCTACTGGACGGTGGATGATTGTTGGCGGAACAACGGCGGTAAAGGAATCAGCACGGAGCCTATGGTGATTTATGCTCAATATTGTCCACTCTGTGGAAGGAGGATAGATGATGGTGAAAAAACTGATGATTGATATGGCGACGGTGTTGGTTGATGTTGCAACGTATTTGGAACGGTGCGCCTATGGTGTGCACCGTTACCTGGCGTTTGGAGATATAGACCAAGCAGAAGAGGAGTTGAAAAATGTGATTGGAGAAATTGATAGCTTGGAAACAACCGTGGATGACCTACTCGCCGAGATAGCTAAGTTGAAGAAGGAGGCGGATTAAGCGTGGCAGGGATTGGTGATTTTCATTGCGAGTGCGAGCGCTGTGGCAAGGTTGTGTATTACGAAGATATGCGCTGCCTTGCCGATAGCTGGTACTGCCGAGAGTGCTACGAGGAGATTGTCATGAAGAGCACAAAGAAAGAATCCAGAAGTGTAATTTGGTTGGAGGATGATGGATATTGTGACTAAGCCGCAAACACAAAGAGACGAGCGATATAATTTTATTGAGGAGATAGGCAGAGAATACGGCATAGAGTTTGGCGACCTGATTTATACCTTCCACTGTGGGCAGCTTGTTAACGAGGAAATTCCGAAAGCGGCCTTTCTTTTTTGGAGGTGCGAGGGTGCTTGTACACGAGATTTTGCGTGAGAAGCAGCCGGAAGTGTTTCTGGTGCTGTTGCAAGCGTTCGGAATAAGCAAAGAAGACCTGCAAAACGTTCCAGGAGATCCAGGGTGGTTTGATGCTGCCTGGGAAATGACCCATGATGCCGAGGGAAGATATCTCGACTACACGTCAAGGGGAAGCAAGATTTGATTTCAAGAGAAAGCTGGGTAGAAGTAGTGGCTGAAGTATTGCGCTGTTACTTGCAGGCGAGAGAGCCTTTCACCACCGCTTCTCTCTATGCTCTCATCCCTCCTGGGGAAAATGAGGCCCTGCTTGCAAAGATAGACCTCGATAGGGCCCTTGCTCACGGTTGCGAGAACGCAAGGCAAATTGTGCGCTACCTACAAGTTGTAGAGGAGGGCTGGTTTTTTGAGCAAAAAGCAGAATATCTTGAAGCATTACGACTGCTTATTGCAGAAGGAAGGGCTGCAGGAAATAGAGAGCTATCCACAGAACTGGATGAGCATTGAAGAAATCAAAGAATACAGTATAAGCACCTGTGCAAGTGCCGATTTTTCGGGATTGTTTATCAAGGTGTTGGGCAAGGTTCTCACCGAAAGGCAAAAACGCATACTTGAGCTTTACGCTGAGGGCTATTCGTTGAGGGAGATTGGAAGAAGGTTGAGGATTTCAGAAGCATTGGTGAGGCTGGAGATGAAAAAAATAAGGCAGGCCTATAGGCCTGCCTGTGATTGAGTTTTTCCGTCGGAAGGGCGGGGACTTCCCGGCAGGGAAGGTTAAAACTCCTTCAACTCTTCAATTTCCTCATCTGTCCATGTGCCAGGCTTTTTGTAAAAACGCTGGGCCATGTCATATAGTGCGAATAGTGCTGTTGGTGAAGCATTGCGCAACTTCTTCACCAGCTTTTCCCCATCAATGCCCCATTTTTTGTCGAGTCCATCCAGCTCTATTGCTTCCTGTATCTCGGCCCATAAGTACTCAATTGTGTCTGGGTCTCCTATGAAACCGTTTAGTGCATCCAGTACGCATTTCAGTTCGTTTACACTGAGATTAAGCCTCTGTAGTTCTTTCTCCATCGCTTTCTGAAACACCTTCAACATGAACTTAATTGTGGTGCTTGCAGAGCCAAGGTCGTGTTTTTCGAGAAAGCTTCTCAGCTCCTTGTTCAAAGTGACCTGAACGTATCTGGCATTAGGATTGAGAGCCATTTAAAACACCTCCCTAAAAGCAAACTGAAGAACTTACACATTACCTAAGTCTCCTTCCGCTTTAATTCTTTTAACACCATTTCCTTGAAACGCTCTTCTGGCCAGGAAGACCAGAGCCTCTTTCCGTTTTCGCTGAAGACAAGCTCGAATAGCTTACCTTCAGCGATGGCCTTCCTGATAATCTCTGTGAGCATTTTTTCGTCTTCGTTTTTCATTGTCCACATCCCACCGCTCAACCCTTACCCAACCATAAGTCCTCGTATACTTCCAGCCGCAAAACTTAGCGGTCTGGTAAATTGCACGTCCCAGAGAGCGGAAAATATCCTTTATGTTCTCCTCTGAAACGTTATTAAGGGAAAGCCCCCGCTCTAAAAGAGCGAGGGCAAAATATTCTCTTAGGTCCTCGTATTCACGCAGGACGTCTTCCCGAATTGGCTCTGGGTAGTAAGAAAGCGTTTTCCAGAGTTGCGAGAGGCCGAAACCAATCGCGTCTCTAATCATTGCCTCGTCCCCCCTATTCCACGATATCGTCCACCGGCAAAACCTGAACCCGGTACTCAAAAGCCCTGAGATCAGGATTGCCCTCCACAATAGCATTGGGCAGATAGTGCTTATAGATACTAATTACCCAAAGCCTGCCTTGATAGTAATCATCAACACGCTTTGGTGTTACGATAACAGGAATGTTATATTTTCCCTTGATACTTCTTGCAAGCACACAAACATCATTCTTAAGCTGAACTTCAACGGGGAAAGAAAGAAAGAAGGTTCTTTCTTCGCCGTTGAGAATAGCACTTTCTAAAAAGTCAAGAGGCACACCAAAGTGCTGCATAGCTACTGCATTAATTAGCTTTATATTTTGCTGTAGAAACGACTTGATATTCCGAATATACGACAGCGGAATATCTCCCTCTGGCTGACCGCCATCATATTTCATCTTTTCCAGTAGGGCATCAATACCATCAGCATTAATTTCATCGACACTGGAAATTGGAATTTCATATTTCCAGCAGTCATCTTCATTGACACCGAACCACTCAGCAATTACTGAGTGGCTGTCTGGGTTAAGGTCGCTTTCGATAGCCTTAACCCTATCCTGCCCAAGTAGGGCAAGGATCCGTCCGTCTTTTGTAATACTGAAAGAGAGAAATTCGCACATACTAATACCTCCTTTTGTTTTTTCTACTGGGCCGAGCCCAGAATCCCTCATAGGGAAGCTACACCATCTTCATTAACCTCTTTTTAATTTTCCAAAAAAAGGCGGGCGGAAAGCCCGCCTTTTCAGGTTTAAAACAATTGTTTTATCTTATTTTCGTTTTATCTTATTTTCCATCTCAGCCAATGCCTCACTAACAGCCTCAATGAAGCGTGGCAGTTCTTTAGCTACTTGTATCAGCTCTGCAAGGCCTATTTTCCCCTCTCTGCTCAACCATTCCACCGAACCAGGAATGCGTTTTCCGTTGTATTCTATGCGCAATTTTCCCTCAGTTTCCCAATAATCGCTCGCCTTTACCCTGAAGCGAATATTTGCCCTTTCCAACGCTGGATTGATGAATTGCGCAACGTCATTGCCGTTTATTCCTGCTTTTTCGAAACGCTCGTATACTTTGCGTTTACAGTTGTTCACCAGAGCCAGCAGCTCGCTTGCTGCCTGTGCCATGCGTTTGCTCGCCTCCTCGAATTTTCCTATTGCTTCATCAAGTTTGAAGCTGTTGTTTGTCATCTTTACAACCCCCTTCCGTTTTTTTCGGAATGGAATTCCATTCCGTTTTTCTATCCCTCACATGAACGCCACAAATAAAAAAGGCCCACGGGATTTGTAAATCCCGTGGGCCTGGCTTGCTGCCGTGCCCGAGGGTGATCATCCAATTGCCTCAAGGCTGAAGTAGCTTTGCCCTGAGGCTTGAGTTCCAGCAGAGCAGTCGTGGCTCTTCAAGATTTGCAAAATGTGGCTCCCTGCAATGGTAGCAGGTCGCCTTATCAGCGGCCTCCTGAATGGCCTCAACGAGGAATTCAGGAGGCTCTATATCCCACTCACCCTCTGAGAAATTAGCAATCCTCCTGAGGATTGCCTTCTTTTCCTCGACGTTTATTGCTTCAACCCTAAACACATCAACTTCAAAGTCTTTTCTGTGATGACTTCCACGAATTACAAAACACCCTGGGTAGACCACGAAAAGAGCGTGTTCCTGGTTGGCCAAGTGACCTTTGCGCCGCACATAGAGAGGCTTGAGAGCCTCCCCGTGAGGCCCAGCGACGACCTGGGCCTCCCCCGTATTGGTGAAGCCCCCGCCCCATTCCCACAGGGCGGGAAGCCCACGCTTGGTCAACTCCAATTCGACTTCAGTTCTGGTTTCCTCGTTTCTGATTTCCTCTTTCATTTTTTAAACCCCCTTTCTAAATTTACCCATGGGCTTGAGCCCGTGGGCTTCTATCCCTTATAGGGAAACTATTCCGTTTTTCTATCCCTCATAGGGAAGCTACGAGGGGCGGGCATTACGCCCGCCCCTTTTTCCTGAGATATTTCCTGAGATATTCCCCGAAACCCGTTTCCAGGATTTCCTCGATTTTGTCCTCATCCCCTTCCTCAACCACTTCGCAGGAGTCGCTGGGCTCTACGACCCAGTTATCCCCCCAACCAATTTCGAGAATAGTATCTGGATCTTGAAGGCACTGATTGAACGTCTTCTCATCCAGGTCGATCGTTATTTCGGCTGGGCAGAAGACCCAGCCGAAGAGGATGTACGCTCCTGGGATGGTTGCTGTCAGAAAATCTTCGTCTAGGAGTACTTCCCCGTTGTGTTCGAAATCTCCATACTCTCCCAAGTCCAGTATCCACCCTTTTTTAATTCCTACATCATTAGAAAAGGTTTTCCTTATCATTTGCCATTCCCCCTTTTTCTTTTTCGGAATGGTTTCCCATTCCGTTTTCAATCCCTTATAGGGAAGCTACAGGGGATAGGGAATAACCCTATCCCCGTGGGGTTTATGCTGGATAGCCCATTTTGTTAATTTCCTCGATGGTGTTTTTCCTAACCCTTACCCATTTAGCTGGATCTTCTTCGGCTTTTGCGCATTTGATAGAACAATATTCTATCGGTTTGATATTGTGCCCGGCTACATATGACGCCACGCCGGGCACAACCCATCTAACGACCTGAACTTTCGTTCCTTGTCTTCCGCAATGCTCACAATAGTCACGCCTATGATTAATTCTTTTGTAATAAATGTACATTTTGAATCCCCCTTTTTGTGGGCTTAAACCCACGGTGTTTATCCCTCAAAGGTATTCTTCAATAGGTATTCTTCAATTCTTTCCACTTCTTCTTTGGCCCTTGTGTCGTACAGGGCCTTCTTGAAAAAGTACAGCCAACGCCCGGTTTCCTTTTCTGGCGTTCCATCTTGGCATTCCCTACCCGGTTTCCCGTCGTCGCTTACTACCTCGAAGGCGCGTGGCGGGATGTCATATGAGCGAAGGTTTTTAATAATTTCTACGGCTTGGCGTGGCGTGGTTGCTTTTTCCCACGATGCGCTTCTTCTGTTCCAGGTAAATCCTGCTTCTTTGATTACTTCCCGAAGGTTTACATTTTTCTTGGTTAGAAAGCCGTCCACTCTTATTTTCATTTGTCATTCCCCCTTTCATTGTTTTGCGATTATAGTATAGAACAGTGTCATTGCTCTGTCAACCCCCTTTCTCAAAAATTTTTGAAATTTTTTCGTAATGGCCTGGAAGGCGCATGAATAGCGCCTTTTGCGCACTCGCTATATATATATATAGAGGGAGCAATACAAGAGAGAAGGCAAGAGAAAAAGAAAAAGAAAGAAGAAGAAAGAGAAAGAGAAGAGTAAAAACGAAAAGAAAAGTGTTTCGTACGAGAAAAGAAATTTTCTTCGTTCCCAGCACAGATTCCCAGAAGAAGCGTATTCTTCTCAAGAAGCCAACACCCTGAAATCCGCATGAGAAGCGAATTGCAAGCGACAATGCTGAAAGAATTGTATTGTGCGAGAGATCCGAGAGAAGCAAAAAAACACTCTCCCAACTCTTCCAAAAATGCTGTTCTCGAAAAACCTTGTGTTCTTCAGTTACAACGCAATGCCGAAACGTCCAGCACAACGTCACAACGCCACGAAAACTTTGCACCAAACAGCGATTTTGTGCCCAAGAAACGCCGTTCAACTTCGAAGAAGTATTATCCCTTACCCGAGAAAGAAACGTGCGTTGTAGGGCAAAAGAAAACGTTTTCATGCAGTTATCCACAGCAGAGTGTTCAGAAAACGATGTTTTCTGAACATCAAGGATGGTCAGATTTCATGGAGATACGGAAATGGAAATGGTTGAAGCGGAAACGAAATGCGGAGGGTACCCCCCAGGCCTCCCCCCTCCCCCCCTTGCCTGGGGCCCACATGACGGTACCCCTGCTTCCCGAAAAATATCGTTTTATTTTCCCGAAAAATATTGTTTTGTTTAGGAAAAAATTGAGGGGGGTACCCCCATACCCCCCTTTTTTCCGATTTCAAAAGCCCGAAAGCCGTTTTTTATTTTTGTAGCCCAAAAGGGGTGATTTGGGAAAATGGGCCGCAAGAAGATACCATGGGATGAGATAAAGCGGGTTTATGTTGAGGGCAATATGACCCTCCAGGAACTTGCCGATACATACAAAAAGTATGTGTCGTATGGTTGCATTACCAAGCGCTCTGCAAAAGAGAACTGGCTGCAAGAGCGCAAGTTGTACCGTGCCAAGGTCGAAATACTGCGCAAGGAGAAGCGCACGGAAGAGTTGGCTTCTGATGCAGCGAGCTTTGATGCCACCTGTTTCAGGGCTGCTGAAATGGCTGCTTCTCTGGTGGAGGAGAAAATCAGGCAATTGCGCACTCTACCCCAGGATATGATTAAGGAAAAGGAAATCAGGCTCCTGGAAAAGCTGGGCAACATACTGAAGCTGTTCCAGAGCATTGGTAAGACTGCTCTCGGAGAAGACCCAGAGGGCAAAAAAGCGGATGCTATGTACTCTTGGGCCGAGTTTATGCGCATGGCGGAGGATTGATTTATGCCCAGAGCGGATAAGGAAATTGCCAAGAAGCTCCTGATTAAATATCAACACGACCCTGTGGCCTGGGTTGTGGATGTTCTTGGTGCCAATCCATGGGATAAGCAGATGGAAATCCTGGAGAGCGTGGCCAAGAACAAGAGAACTTCTGTCAGGAGCTGCCATGGTGCTGGCAAGACCAAAACCGCTGCCTGGGCTGTCCTCTGGTATCTGCACACCATGCCCAAGAGCGTGGTTATCACCACCGCTCCTACCTGGACTCAGGTGGAAAACCAACTCTGGCGTGAGATTCGCAGCGAACACGCTAAGGCCAAAATACCCTTGGGGAGCAAGGTCTTACGCACCAAAATGGAGATAGATGCCAACTGGTACGCAATTGGACTCTCCACCGATAAGCCTGGAAGGTTTCAGGGATACCATGCTGAGGATATTCTGGTGGTTGTCGATGAGGCTTCCGACGTGCCCGAGGAGATTTTTCAAGCGGTTGAAGGTTTCATGACTTCCAAAGGCGCAAAAATGCTTCTCATCGGCAACCCCAACCATATTTCTGGTGAGTTCTACCGCTCTCACCATGCTCCTGAGTACAACAAAATCCATATTTCCTGCTACGATACCCCCAATTTCCAGGGCAGGGGCAACATCAGGCCCTACTTGGTTACTCCAGAGTGGGTTGAAGAAAAGCGGGCTCAATGGGGAGAAGAGTCGCCGCTCTTCCAGATAAAGTGCCTGGGAGAGTTCCCGACCACCGCTATAGATTGTGTTCTGCCCATTGCCTGGCTCAGGAGCGCAAGAGAGGCGACCAGGGTTGAATTCGAGGGTAAAAAAGTTATTGCGGTTGATGTTGCTCGCTTTGGTGATGACCGAACTGTAGCCTATGTTATGGAAGGCACCGACATTATCGAAGAGCTTATCCTCACCAACAAAGACACGATGTATGTGGCTGGAGCGGTGCATATCCTGGCCAGAAAGCACAACCCACTTACCATAGCCGTTGATGTTATCGGGGTTGGAGCTGGAGTGGCTGACAGGCTGCGTGAGATGGGCAACAACGTTCTGGACATAAACAGCGCTGCAAGAGCTTCCGACTCCACCATGTACCAGAATCTGCGTGCTGAGATGTGGTGGGAAGCCCGCAAGCTCTTCCAGGAGAAAGAGGTCTATCTCTCCTGGCCAGATGAAGAGCTTCTGCAGGAGCTTTCTTGTGTGCAGTATGCATTCAAGAACGGGAAGGTGCAGATAGAGGGGAAAGAAGATGTGAAGCGCAGGCTGGGCAAATCTCCAGACAAGGCTGATGCTTACATCATGGGCCTTTATGCCCAGAGGCTTGCCCAGGCTGAAGTTATGACCTTGCGCTATGAGCGAGTGGCTCAAGATTATGTGCGTAGTATGGCCAGCAAGTACGCTGGCTTCTAAAGGGGCGATACGATGGGTAAAAAGACCACTACCAAAGGCGAAGCTCTGGTACGCTTTGTACTGAGCCGTTTCGAATACAGCAAGAATGAACTTGCTCCGCTGCGTGAAAAGTGGAGAGAGTACTATGACGACTACCGTGGCACCAGGAGGCCCAACAAGGAGCCCTGGCAAGCCAACTTCATAATCCCCACCCTTAAAGACATTGTGAGAACCAAAGTGCCTCTCTATGCCAACATTCTCTTTGCCAACGGCATAAAGAGCTTTGACATCGAGCCAGGGAGCGAAGAGGATGAGGAAATCATTCCTTACCTCAAGGACTTGCTCATCTACCAGCTCGAGAATGTTGGGAGAAGGCGTGGGGGCTTCTTTGGGGTTATGGAAGCCTTTCTGAAGCAGTTTGAAATCTTTGGCTATTCGGTGGCCAAAGTGCCCTGGAGGGTGGAGAAATCGGGCAAAACCGTTATTTTCGAAGGCCCCGATATCGAGGTCATTGATATTTTCTCGTTCTTCCCCGACCCACAAGCTCTGGACATCTCCTCTTCCTGGGTGATAGTGCGCAAGAGAGATGTTTTCGTATCCTACCTGAAGCAGATGGAGAAGCAAGGGGTTTACCACTCCATTTCTCTTCTCAAGGACACTTCCCAGCCCAGGGAAGATGAAGACCCTGACTACAGCAAGCTGATTGAGGACAGGGTGGAGCTCCTCGAGTACCACGGAGAAGTGCCCAGAGACTTGCTCGAGGGCAATGCTTTCGATGAGGCCACCGTAAATCCTTATGATGATGAGTATGTTAATGCCATAGTGACCATAGCCAACCGCAAGGTCTGTATACGTGCCGTTCCCTATCCTTACGACAGCGGGCTCATCTTTGTCGATGCTGCCAAAGACCGTATGCCTAACGAAACCTTTGGGTGTGGTACTGCCGAAGACATCCAGGCCATGGCTGAGGAACTTACCAATGCCCACAACAAGCTGACCGACTGCATTAACCTGATTTCCAATCCCATGTTCGTGGTAAACCCAGCCAAGGTCTCTGGCTTCTCATCGGCGGTAATTACAGCTTGCCCAGGCAAGGTTTTCTATGCTAATCCCAACGTGGACAATGTTTCCAATGCTCTGCAGTTCATCGACACCCGAGCTCAGGCCATAGCCCTCACACCGCTGATTACCCTAATCAATATTCTGGAAGAGAAAATCCAGAAGATTTCCCATGCCGTGCCTGTTATCTCTCCAGTAGTGAACAAGAAGGGCTTGCCAGAAACCCTTGGGGCGACCTTGATGATGCAGAGCAATGCTGCAGAGCCTATCAAGCACACGGTAAAGCATTGCCTGGAGCCATTCTTCCAGCGGGTTCTGGAAATTTTCTACAAACACAATTTGCAGTTTTTGAGCAAGACCTCTGCTTACAAGGTTTTGGGCAAAAAGAATGCCGCTGCTTACATACAGAAGAAGGCCAAAGCGGAGATTACCAGTAGCGATATTCGCTTGAGCGGTAATCCCGACTTCAGGCCTCGTGGCGTTACTGTTTTCTCAGAGCGGCAAATAGAGATAGAAAACCTGATGAACATGTGGAAGCTGGCCCAGTCGGCTCTGGTTCCTCAGACCGACCCGATGGGCAGGCCAGTACTCGGGCCTGATGGCCAGCCGATGATGGTGCCTCTGGTTGACCAGAAGGAGATTGTAAAGCGCATAGCAGAGAAGATGAATATCGACAACCTTGATGAACTCATTCCTTCACTTAGGGAGCAGCCAGAAGCAAGCACCAATCCCATTCCTTCCAATAAGATGCCAATACAGCCACCAAATCCCCAGAATATAAGCCTGCCCAGCGTTCTGGGATTGCTTAGAGGTGGACAATGAGCGAAGACAGCTATCGTGAAGCAGTACAAACCGCTGATTTCTTGAAAGCCCTGCTGGCCTCACAGGGCTGGAAGGTGTTGGATTCTTTCCTTCAGAAAACACGTGAGGCTTATTTGGAGAAACTCTGTGTGGTCAAAGACATGCAAGATGTGCTCTTTTACCAGGCAGGAATCCAGGTAATCGACTCCATCTATGCAGAGATACAGGGCCTGATACATAACGGAGAAATCGCTCGACAGGCCCTTAATCATAAAACGGAGGTGTAATAGCAATGGCCGAAGCCAAACAGGCCAACAACCCCAAGGAGGCCCCGATAGGGACAACCCACCTTGAGGCTGGCGAAGAGAAGCAGCAAGATTTGCAGAACATGAGCCTCGAAGAGCTGCAAAAGCTCATTGAAGGCACTACTCAAACACAGGAAAAAGCACCAGCGAAAGAAAAGCCAGAGGAAAAAACTCAGGAAGAAACAGCAGAAGGAGTTCCAGAAGAAGGAGCAAAAGACCAGGAGCCCTCAGAAGATGAACTCGAGGTCCCCGAAGACTTACGGGATAAATCTCGAGAGGAGCTTATCAAGCAGCTCGTGAACTTGCGCAAACTCAAAGGGCGCCAAGACCAGGAGCTTGGGGAACTGCGCAAGCTCAAAAAGCAGCTTGAAGAGGCGCAGAAGCAAGCCGAACCAACTGTTTCGCTGATAGCCGATGAGCTTTTGGAGCAGGCTATCAAACAACTGGCCAATGAGGAAAGGGAGCAGCTCTACGATGCTCTGGTTCTTTCAGAAAACCCAGACCAGGCAGCAAAGCCCATACTCAAAAAGGTTCTCGACCCCTTACTGGTGCAAGTTGCGAAGCAGAAGAACGAAGAAGTGATTCGTCAGCTTAAGGAAAGCACTAATGATTCCATCGTGCCCTACAACGAAGAAGCGGTTAACAAAATCATTCAGAGCTTTAACAGAGAAGATGGACGCAATGAACTGTTCGAAATCTACGGCTCAAAAGCATTTGAAGTAGCTTATGACATCTACTTCAAGCAGGAGTTCCCCAAGGCGATGGAAAGGCGCATCAAGGAAGAACGGGAAAGAGCTAAAAAGGAAGCGCTTGAAGAGCTTCAGAAGAAGGGTGCAACCTACACCGAATCACCTGGGCCTTCAGGAGCTTCCGAAGGCCCTATCACCAACTACGAGGACATGAGCCTCGAAGAACTCGAAAAACTAATCAGAAGACTTACAGGGAGTTAGAAGGAGTGATTTAAATGGCCTATCCAGATACCAAAACCACTACAACTACCCTTTCTACACTGATAAAAACTTACTACGACAAGCTGTTCCTTGAGGTCGCAAGGCCAAAGCTGGTAGCGGAACAGTTTGCCGATAAGAGCAGGGACATCCCAACCCACGAGGGCAAAACTGTTTCCTTCCAGCGCTATATACCGCTTAAGCCAGTTACCAACCCAATCGCTGAAGGTGCCAATCCCAAAGCAGTAACCTTGCAAGCAATACGCTTTGAGAAGACTCTGGCCAAATACGCTAATGCAATCACCCCTACTGAAGAAATCCAGCTTATGGCCATCGATGATGTTCTCAAAACAGCAGTCGAGGAAATGGGTGAAAACATGGGCCTTTCCATTAACAGGCTCTATCGGCAAGAAATGGCCACATACTTCTACCCAATGCGTGTAGATGGTTCAACCACCTACGCTGTAACTGGCACCGTTGGAGCAACTGCCACAACCACCAGCATGTACACCGACCTCAACCAGGCTGACGACTTCTGGAATGGCGGAACTGTCGTGTTCACTTCTGGAGTCAACAAGGGCATGGCGGTGCATGTTACCAACTTTGCCCAGACCAACGGCGTGGTGACTTTCAGCCCAGCTCTGGCAACTGCACCATCTCCAAACGATACCTTCAGGATTGTCACCAGCACAGGCATCACCTCAAGCAACGTTATCACTTGCGCAGCGGTGGAGAGGGCAGTTGCTTTCCTGAAAGCCAACCATTGCCCACGCTATGACGGCAAATACTATATCGGTATAATTTCACCCTACGTGGAGTACGACTTTATGAACGACTCCGCATGGGTGAGTGCTTCTGAATATGCTGGTTCTACCCAGTTGTTCGAGGGCGAAATCGGGCGCTGGGGCGGTGTCAGATGGGTAGAGGATACCGACCCATGGACCGAGGCTCCTGGCACAATCGGAACTTACGTTGATGGCGGATCCGTACACCACACACCGATTTTCGGGAAACATGCTTATGCTGGTGTAAGGCTCGATGGTGCTCCTGATAAGCTCTTTATCAAGATACCAGGACCTCAGGATACCAGCAACCCGATTAATGCCTTCTCTGTCGTTGCTTGGAGAGTTTACTTCACCGCTGCAGTACTCAACTCTCTCTGGGGTGTAACTCTCATCTCTGGTGCTTCAAACATAGCTTAACCCACGTAACGGGGGAGGGTTTCCCTCCCCCTTGCTGAAATACAAGTAGGAAGTAATGTGATTTGGCGACCATAGCTCAAGGATTTGGAAGGGATAACCATGCCATTTAAGTCTAAAGCCCAGCGTAGATTTTTTTATGATCAGGCAAGGAAAGGCCTCATACCGTGGGATACGGTAGAAGAATGGGAAAGAGAGACCAAGGGTAAATCCTTGCCTGAGCGGGCCAGAAAGAAAAAGGAAGGAAAAACCCATGGCAAGAAAAAGAAAAAGGGCAAGGGAAAAGGAAGAAAAAAAGCCTCCTCTCGGAAGCGGTGAGCGTTTCGAGAAGCTTACCAAGCAACTTGCTGCTAAAGGTGCGAAAAATCCCAAGGCCTTGGCAGCCTGGATTGGCAGGAAAAAGTATGGCAAAAAGCGGTTTCAAGAACTTGCTGCTAAAGGCAGGAAAAGGAAGGCGAAGAAGAAATGATTGTGTCTTCTGATACCAAAGGCGCCTCTGCCCTTATCCATACTGGGCAATGCAACTTCTGGGGAGCCAAGCTCATTAACGATGCAGGAGCCACAGTAACCCTTACCGTATACGACAACACTCAGGGAAGTGGTAAGGTCATCGATTACTGTGTAGCCTCCGACAACGTTAACAACTCGGGAATGCTTCCAGCTCCCATACGCTGCTTTAACGGTATCTATGCAGTTCTATCAGCAGCTCAAGGTGACTTTGTCATTTTCTACGAAATTCTGTGAGGTGGTGTGAGTGATACCAATTGGGAGGGATGAGCTTTTCAAAGCCCTCGAAGAGTTCAGGGAAGACCTGAGAAGCCTCATCATCGAAGAAATGGAGAACCTAAAGAAAGAAATTCTCGCCGAGGTAAGCAAAGATGCTGGCAAACATAAGCGAACTGATAGCGGATGTTCGCTCTCTAATTAACGAACCCAGCCCTTCTTTCTGGACTGATGCAGAGATACAGAGGTGGCTGCTCGAGGCTGCTGATGATTTTGCCACCCGCACCAAGTGCTTGAGTAGCTACTATACCAAGGTTCTTGCCGAGAGCGATATTATCAACGGCAACGAGATACGTGTTAATTCGGACTTTGTCGCTCTCGATGAAGGCGGAGTTTACTACAACGGTAAGCCCCTGATAAGGGTATCACCAGTTATGTTGAGGGAGTGGGATATTAATTGGCGGAATGCCACAGGAACCCCAACTCATTTTTATTTGCGGGGGGATATGATTGGTTTCTACCCCAAGCCATCGGCGGGCGACACCGTATCATATTATGGCATAGAGCGGCCCACTCCTATGAGTGGTGATATAGCCCCCTTATCAGGGGACTACCGTGTTATAGCCCTCCGACGCTATATCCGTGATTATGCAGTAGCCATGTGTTGGTACAAGAAGAACGAAATGCAAAAGTACGCAGACATGATGGCAAGGTACGAAATGGGAGTTTACAACACCATCAACATTTTGACTGGGCACAAAGACCAGGGCGGAAGGATTATTCCCTCACCAGGATACCATCGTGGCAGCACTTACTCGGTGCGCTACGGGAGAACGGATGTGTTCGACTGATGGCCAAACAGATATATCGAGCCCTTGACAATTTATCTCCATCTCGGGACAAACTAACAGGACTGCCAAGATATCCCAATTCCCTTTACAACTGCTATTTTGACCACTACGGAAGGATAACCAAGAGGAAGGGATACGCTCAGTACAATGAGAGCTCTCTGGGAAGCGGTAAAATTCAGGGAATGCACAGGTTCTATGGCGTTGGAGGGCATAAGGAATTTCTGGTAGCCCACGGTGGGTACATCTATTCTATCGACGACAACGCACCGCACAGCGCCACAGCGATAAACACCGAAGCCCTGAGTGGCAGCGATGTTTATTTCGTGAACTACTACAACAAGTGCTACATGGTCACGGGGGCAGACGGTGTTAAGAAGTATGATGGAAGCAACTTCAACAGCGTTGGCATCGAGCCCCCAGGCTCAGCTCCTTCTGGAACAGCGAGCGCTGGGGGCTCACTCTCCGCTGGCACCTACCTCATCAAATACACTTTTGTGGATATCGACGGCTATGAGAGCAATGCTTCTCCAGAATTCTCGATTACTACCAACGCTGGAGACAAGATAAATCTGACTATTGCCACGTCTTCTGACCCGAAAGTTGTGGCAAGAAGGATTTACCGTACCACAGCAAACGGCGCACTTTACTATTTTGATACCGAAGTCAGCGACAACACCACAACCAACGTGGAGCTTACCCAATCAGACACTTCCTTGTCCGCTGGGACGATCCTCCACGATAATCACGATGCTCCACCAGCAACCGCTCACCTTATTGCCAAGAGGCGTTCCAGGTTGATGATTGCCGATGGAGGCGCTTTTTACTTCTCAGAAATTGCTGATGTTGAGTATTTCCCAGCCACTTGGGTAATTTATACCGGAGCAAGGCAGAGAATAACCGGGTTGATGGAACAGCAGGAATCGCTTGCGGTGTTCACGGCAGACAGCATTGAAAGGCTAATCGGTCAGGACGAGGAAAACTTTGAATTTGTAAACGCTTACTCAAGCGAGGGTTGTATCGCTACCCGCTCTTTGGTGAACTGCGAAAACCTTTTGCTTTATCTCGGTTGCGATGGTATTTACGTTTTTGACGGTATAACCGCAAGGCTCATCAACATTCCACTTGCAGAGTACATCAAGGAGAACATCAACACCGAGTACGCCCATCTTTCCTGTGCTTGCTTTTTCGACAACAAATACTTGCTTTCTTACCCAAAGGGGGATTCAAGCGTTCCTAACGAGACGGTTTATATCGACTTCCGCACGGGGGCAACCGGCGTTTACAGTTTTGGTTTTGCTTGTTATTCACGCTGGGACAGAAGCGGAGACGGCATTCAGCTTTACGCTGGAGACAACGAAAACGGCATTGTTTACAAGGTGGGAGAAGCGCTTTCTGACAACGGTTCGGACATTTCCATGCACGTTGAATTTGCACCGCTTGACTTTGGTATTCCCGATCGGGAAAAGATTTTTTATTCCGTTTACCTGAAGTGCATTACCACCCAAAACGACAGCTTGAGGCTCTACTATCACACCGACGACAATGATGAGGCTTATGTTGACATTTCTCTTGAGCAAAACACCGAAAAGTGGTACAGAATTCGCTTCCCAGGTGGAGTAAGGGGGAGGTCAATCTCTCTAAAACCGACTGAAACCTCTTCTTATGCTTTCGCAATCAGCGGTTTGATGATTGAGTTTGACGTATCGGCTCAGGAGGCATAGATGATAGAGCTTACCAAAGAAAATGTATTAATGAACATCATTCAAGAAATTAAAGACCTGGTATATGGCGGCTTAACCCATCGCAACATGAAGACAATAAGAACCGCTTATGTGGTGTGTTCTGAAGACAGTTTGGATGCCGACCATCCAATGCTTGTGCCATTTACCATGCCCGCCGGCACCACCAAAATAGTGCAGGTGAGGGTTAACTTTTTTATTAAGCCTTTCAGGGCTTACAGCAAAACCGTGCAGAGCTCGCCACAGCTAACTGCTAACCAAAACGAAACAACCACTACGGGATCAAGCTCAATAACTACAACGCTGAGCGGTGGTAGTGTTGATAGTGAGTACACATCTGCCCCAACCACAAGCGTAGCATCTGGTTATCCGGCACAGTGGGTTGGAATTAGCGGGTATACCGTTCCCGATTATGAATCTGAGGCTACCGAGCTGTGGATACTGTCTCGGACAGGCGCATCCAACTTAAACAGGCACAGACATATAGTAAGAGTTACTATTGACGCACATAGTCACGGCATGAACCATACCCATGAGTTTCCCCACCAGCACACCATAGACCCCCACAGCCACGACATAGATTTCGGAATTCACGAGTATTCTGGCTCGCCGACTATTGCTTTTTCGGTTTCCAAGGATAACGGAGGACTTTATATCCCCGTTGGCAGCTATACCCAAAACCAACTGCACGTTGAAATTACTTCTCTCGTGGATTACAGAAGCGTCAACATTTTGAAGTTTGAGTCCACAACCCTTACTCGTATAAGCACACAAATTGAAATAAAGGTTGATATGAGCAGGTGATTTGAATGGCAACCACCGATTATCAGAAAAAGGTACAGGAGCTGCAAAACGCTCTACAGCGTGGCGATATAACCAAAGCTCAATATGCAAGCCTTCTCAGCCTTGTCCGCTCCAATCCCAGCATAAACCTTGCTCCTTACACCAAAGGCCTTTCTGCTGGGGCAAGTGCGGGAGTGGGGGTTGGTTTTTCTGCTGGAGCATCTTGGCCACCAAGCACAAGCACCACAGGTACGACCTCTCCGAGACCGAGACCAACATCGGGCACATCTCCGAGGACATCGCATGCTACTTCTACTACTGCTACAACACCAACTACAACTGCACCAGCCACTACAGCTCCAGCAACGACAATTGGTGGCGCTATTCAACTACCACCAGTAGAAGTGGGCACCGTTCCACCAGCACCCACTTTTGCAGCACCCCAAATTACTCCTGCTCCAGAGTACGAAAAAAGCCCAGAGCAGAAAGCGTGGGAAGAGATGTATTCCCAGCAACTGCAGCAATGGGTAGAGGCTGGTGGTTATGGCATCCCAGAGGAAACCCAACAGCAGATAATTCAGGGCCTTACTGAACAACTGAAAGCTAAGGAAGCAGAAGACATAAGGATTATGCGTTTGAACATGGAGCGCAGGGGTTTAACCAACTCTGGCCTTGTTTTTGCTAATGAGCAGAAGATACGCTCCAGTACCACCTTGGCTCTGGCTCAGAGCATACGTGATGTACGCATTCAATCGGCGCTTCTCAAAATGGCAAGTTTTGAGCGTGCTTTGGCCTCTACCGCTGAATTTCTTTCTTACCTTTCTGTGGAATCCGAAAAAGCATATAGGCCCAAATTAGCCACCTGGCAGATGGAGCAAGAAGCAGCGCTCAGGCAGTACACCGCAAATGTTCAAGCTAAGCTGGCTCAGTATGCTGCTGAGGTGGAAATGCAAAAGTTGGCCATCGCACAAGCTTATGAACAGCAGAACCTTGTACTCGCTCACCAATTGGCCATGCAAAGAGATGCACAACAGCACGTATATGACCGTGAACTCTTGCAAATGCAAATTGATGCCCAGGAGAACATTGCCAGGTATACGGGTAAAGGGCAGCTCGTGGGTAATGCTATCGGTTACGGGTTGGCAGCGGCAAAATGATAGAGGAGCTTACTGTCCAAGACGATGCTCTCTTGCGTGAAATAGCCGAGATAGCCGCAAGAGAGCTTCCCAATGAGATAAATGCCGACAACTACTATGTGAGCCTGCGCTCCGAAGTGTTGATAGGCAGAGCAAAGGCCCTGGTAACCAGGAACGGGGAAAGATTGACAAGCGTTAGCGTGATGACCTTTGGTACCACCCTCGATGGAGAGGACTTTGTGAGCATAGACTTTATGTGGATAGACCCGCATTATCCAAAGCTCTTTAGGGTTTACCTCGAATACGTGGACAACCTCGGAGTGAAAAGGGTTCTTATACCGACCATTCGCAACGAAGAAGCCTTTCTACGCAAATACGGCAAGTATGGCTTCCGTAAAAAATATGCAGTCTTTGAGAAGGTGATGTAAATGCCACAAGGCGCTGGTTACTTCTGGTCAGGCTTGGCACAAGGACTTCAGTCAGGGGTTAACCTTTACACTCAACTTGAGGCTATACGTGAGAAAAGGAAATTGCGCAAGGAAGCTGATGAGTTAAGTCAAAAATTAGCACTCGAGACCCAGAAGTTGGCCAACTTTATTGATGAAGCCCTCCAGGACGGACAACTTACTCCAGACGAGTTTGATAATTACGTTGTTATTTTTGCAGGGTTATCCCCAGAAGCACGTGAACTATCTAAGGATATACACAAGGCGATTATCGAGGATAGGCCAGAATATGTGAAGCAAGCGCTTGAACTTACAAAACAAAGGTTTGAAATGCTTGCAGATATGATTAAAAGTGGGGCACCGTTTGAAGATGTCTTCAGGTATGTTGAAAACAATATTCCACTAAAAACCAAGGAAGGGCAATTTGCTCTTCAGAAAATTGCTGAAAGACTTGCTGAAAAACAAAAACAGCAAGAATTGGTGGAACAAGCAGGATTACCATATGAGCAAAGGAGAGTGCTCGGCCAAGCTCCAACTCCAGAGGATGAGATAAGGGCTCTTCAAATGCTACAGGAATTTACTGATAATCCTGCAGCATTTGAGCAAGCAAGGAAGCTGCTGGAACAAGCGGGGTTTGAGTTCGTTAAGGACATTAGATACGAAGATATGGCCAAGGCGCAGATAGGTTATAAAACGGCTGTTGAAGCCCTGAGAAACGCACCAGATATTGCTGGCTTTATTAAAAAGCCTGTATTTGACCGCAACAAAGGCGTTTATTACGTTGAGTATGAGCTACCAGACACAAGCACAAGCGGTGGAAGCAGGGGATTGTCTCCTACCGAAGTGAGAACAAATGGTGAGGCCGTATTCAAGAACCTCTATGAAAGCATTGGTGCTTTAGACCCAGCAATAGCCACTCCAGAACAAAACAAAGAAGCCTATGGGCGATGGCTTTCGGTGAAAAATGATTATCCCCCAGAGGTACAGCAATACGTTGAAAGCCTTTTCAAAATGCGTGGTATTAAATCCATTGAGTCTTACACAGAAGACGAACTTAAAACTGCCATTCTGGGAGGAGCAACGGCGGAAGAAAGGTGGAAAGCCCTGCAAGAAGCACGACGCAGGGGTTACATCACAGAGGAACAGTATAACGACCTAATCAAAAACATCAAGGGGTATGTAAGGTGAGCATTAGCCAGGAAGAGCTCAGGAGACCCCAAGACTTATCTTGGGATGAAATTGTATCCATAGTTAAGAACAAGAGGCTCTCTGTTGAACCTCCGCAAGAAGACCTTGGTAGCTTTGCTGCCAGTATGAGCTGGGACGAAATTGTCGACTATTTGAAGCAGAGAGACCAGGAACTTTCCCAGGCAATTAAGGAAGTACCGCAGCTAAAGCCTTTTTCATACGAGGAAATAGCAAAGGACGTTGAGCAAAGAACAAAAGAAAAGCAAGGCATAGTTACTCCCTGGGACGTTATCAAATACGCCCTCACCGCTGGAGTATTTCGTACTGCTGGAGACCTTTGGAAGGTTACTGAACTTGTTTATGAAGGCGCAAGTAAACTCACCGATGCCATAACCGACCTTGCCGATAAGAACCTCTATTCTCCAGAGAAAGATGTAGTATTGCAAACTATTAAGAGCCTGGGTAATGCCGCCAAGGAATCTGAAGAAAGGTATTACAAGAAAGCCACAACTCAGAATTGGTTCTTGGAATTCATAAAAGAAGGCTTGGTTGCCACCCCTGAAGTAATTACAGCTATGTTCCTCGGAACTGGTGTTCCAGGGGCTGCTGGTAGCCTTGCCAAGATGATACCGTTCGGAGCCCTTGCCACTGGTGCCCATGCCTATAATATAGAAAAAGAGTTTGAAGCAGTTGGCAAAGAAGCTCCTTACTGGAAACGCTTGGTTGGCGGGCTTCTCGGCGGAACAGGAGAAGTGGCCACTGAAATGCCGGTTTATGCAGGAATTTCAAAACTGCTCAAAAGCGCTGGCATTCTGAATGCGGTCAACAGGGGAGCCGAAAAGCTTCTGAATACCTTTGGGGAGAAAGCCGTAGAGTTCACAAAGGATGTGCTCCTCGAGGCTGCCCAGGAAGCCGAGATGGAGCCCATTGAGCGGGCGATAAAGCAAACCCTTGGACTTCCTCAAGACTGGTCAATCACTTCTATTGCCAGGGATATGACCGATGCCGCAAGGGGCGGGCTTGCAATGGCTCTCATTATCGGCGGCCTCGGTGCTGGAGCGATAAGCCTCGACAGGCTATCACAGACCAGAAACATTAGAGAAGCCATTACTACCGAAGAAAAGCTCACCGAGGAAGAAGAAAAAGCAGAGGTAGCTCCAGAAACCATCAAGCCCGAAATCCCTCCAGAGACCGAAATTGTCCCCATCTCCGAATTGGCACCTGAAGCCGCAAGGCCTGAACCTGCTGTAGCTCCACCTACCGAAATTCCACCAGAAACCGAAGCTATTCCCATTTCTGAGATAGCCGAAGAAGTAGAGACCAAGCCTTCTTCTGCACGTGAAATCCAGTACTGGCGAAAGGTAATCGAGCAAGACCCGAGCAAGGTCAGCGAGCTCAAGCAGTACATTCAAGACCTTGCCTTTGGCAGAGAAGCTGGAGAAGCGGTGGATGTCTACTTTGACAGGATAAATTTCGGAGACTTCTACCGTTGGGCACAGCAGACCATAGAAGAGCAGGAAAGGCTACAGGCAGAAGCAGAACATGCAGCAAAGACGATGGAAGAAACAATCAAGGAGCCGTGGAAGCTCACCTATGACGAGTATGTGAAGAGGATAAACCCCGACGCTGAAGTGGACGAATGGGTGGCAATGGTCAAGAAAGCCATCGAGGAGGGCAAAGATGTTCCCTGGGACGTTATTTTAAGCCACCCCAAGCTCTATGAAATTGAAGCACCAGAGATGGTGGAAACCGAAGAAGGTTTCGAAGTGGTAGCCACCCCAGAGGAAGAAATTCTTGGTGTAAAGGAAATCCAAGAGGAAGCGGTGCTCGAAGAGGCAAAGCAGGCAGCCCCAGAAGAAGAGCTGGTTTACGAAGCCCCACCAGAAGAAATGCTTACTGAAGCAGAGAGAGATATACAGCGAGTGACTGAAGAACAGCACAAGCTATTGCGCAAAGCCATACTGGAGATGGGCGGCATAAACGACCCACATTATGAAGATATCCCCTCATACCTGAAGCGCAAGGAGACAGGGCGCACCCTCGACGACATGGTTGATGAGCTGAGGGAAGTGTATGGCCTCCCCGTACACACCGCAGATGACCTGTTCGAGCTAATCCAGAGAATGAAAGCCAAGCAACCACTCTACTACAAGGGTGCTCCGCAGAAAGGGGAGGAAGTGGAGAGCATAGGCAGCGAGCTGCCACTTATCCTCGAGGAAGGCACCAAAGAACGCATTACTAAGACCCAGATTGTGAAGTGGGTCCAGAAGACCTTCCAGGTGCCCTTGCGTGGCAAGGCTACTGAGAAGTGGAAAAGTGCATTAAAGGGTAAATACTACCCACGTGAAGTGCTGGTAAGACTGCGTACATGGGGAGACTTGGCCACCCTTGCCCACGAAGTAGCCCACCACATAGACGAAATGCTATACAAGCAGGAAGGCTCTGATTGGCTGAAGGCTGCACCCGAAGAAGCCAAGCGGGAACTCTACAAGCTCGACTACAGCCAGCGTGGAAATTTGCAAGAAGGTTTTGCAGAATACTTCAGACTGCTGGTCTCTGGCCTTGAGACCAACGCTCCCAACTTCACCAAATACTTTGGTAGGGTGCTTGCCAAGTATCCCGAACTGCGCACCAACATTGCTAAAATGCGCAAGATGTACTCTATTTGGAGCCAGCAGGGAGCTGAAGCCAGGATAGCAGCCCAGATTGACTGGAGGGGAGAGCACCAGGCCGAAACCCTCAAAGACAAAGTAGCCAGAGCCGTTAAGCTCTTCCAGACCCGCTTCATAGATGAGTTCTACACTATTCGCAAGATAACCGAAGAGGTGGAGCGGCGCATTGGCGAAAAGCTCCCACCCAGCAAGAATCCCTACATCATGGCTACCTACTACAAATCCAAAGCAGGAGCCATTGCAAGAACCTTTGTAATGGAGAAAGCCATTGATTGGACTGGCAAGGTGGTCGGTCCAGGGCTTAAGGAAATCCTCGAGCCTATTCCCTACGAGCAAATGCCACAGTTCACCATCTACCTTACTGCCCTCAAGGCAATGAACCTCGAGAAGCGGGGTATAACCAGCGGCTTCAACATCGAGGATATAAAATACGTTATAGAGAAATATAAGAACCCCACTTGGGATAAGGTGGCCCAGCAAGTAACTGAATGGTCAGACCACTTGCTGGATTGGCTTATAAACGCTGGCTCTCTCGATAAGTCGCTTGCGCAAGTCATAAGAGACCTTAACCCTATATACATTCCATTCAAACGTGTGTTCATAGAGGGATTGCGCTATCCACAGGGAACTGGAAAGGGCGTAGATACAGGGCGAGGAGTTAAGCACTTGAAGGGAAGCGGTAGGCCTGTAATCAATCCGCTGGAAGCGCTTGTAACCTATGCCACAGAGACCATCAGCAGGGCACAGAAGATACACATTGCAAGGTTATTTGCAGACCTTGCAGACCAGTACGGAGACATTGGCGAATTCGTGCAGAGGGTTCCCCCGCCGACCAAAGTCTTTAAGGTCAGCGCTCAGGAGGTAGCGGAAGCGCTTAAGGCCATAAATCCCGATATTCCTGCCCAAGTATTCGACGACCTGGATGGCTTCCTGACCTTCTTTACCCAAGATTGGCAATACAACGGCAAAGACTACATTGTGAGCATTTGGAGAAATGGCAAAAGGCATTTCTACGAAATCAATAGAGAACTCTATGAGGCGCTCAAGGGAGTAGAGCCCTTGAGACTTGACCCCGTGGTAAGGCTATTTGCTCCTTTTGCTCGAATAATCCGCATGGGTGCTACTGGGCTACGACCATCCTTTGCCTTTGGAGCCAACCCCTTCCGTGATGCCCTAACTTACCAATTGACTACCGAAAGACCAGCAGCGCTCATTTATGAACCAATCATTGGTGCTTACAAATCAATAAAGGCCAAGCCGGGCGAGGTCATCTGGCGGTTCAAGGCTCTGGGTGGTAGCGTTTCTACCCAGGTGGGCTTTGACAGAGCTTCCACAATGAGGACTTACGATGAAGTCCTCCTCGATAAGCTCGGTGCCAAAGGCAAGGTTCTCAAGGTCATCAAGCACCCGATAGACGCATTATCAGATATATTCTCCCTTACCGAGCTTGGACCACGCTCTGTGGAACTTGAGAAGAGATACAAATACTACACTTCTCCCGAATGGAAGAAGGAACACCCAGACTGGACAGAAGAAGATGCCTTTGTCCAGGCGTTTATCGATGCTCAAGACGTAACTATCAATTTCTCAAGGAGCGGTAGCTGGGGCAAGGTAATCAACCAGATTATCCCCTTCTTCAATGCTTCCATTCAGGGCCTTGATAAGACCTACAGGTTGTTCAAGGAACACCCGATAAGAACTACCGTTCGAGGCCTTGCTTATCTAAGCACTCTTGCCCTCTGGACTTGGTTGCAGAACAGAGATAAGGATTGGTATAAGAACCTGCCTCCTGCTTACAAATACAACAACATATTTTTCGAGGTTGGAGACACCGTGATAAGGTTGCCCATCCCCTTTGAGCTGGGGATGGTGTTCATAGCAGCTCCTCAAGTTGCACTCGATATGCACAGAGGTGATGACAAGGCCATCGAGGGTCTTATAGACATAGCCAAGAGCCAGTTGCCAGACGTTATACCTGCCGTGATAAAGCCGATATACGACGTGATGACCAACCAAGACTACCTCGGAAACCCCATAGAGACCGAAGGAATGCGCTACCTGTATCCGACCGAAAGAGTACGCTACTACACGAGCAAAATTGCGAGAGTGTTATCCAAAGCCCTTGATAAGCTGGGAATCAAGGTTTCTCCAGTCCAGATAGATTACCTACTCACGAGCTACACAGGTGGTTTCTTCAGGGAAGTAAAGCCACCAGTCAGCAAGGAACTATCAGAAATACCTGTTATATCCAGGTTCATATTGCGAGACAAGGACTATCCACGCAAGCAGCTCAATGCATTCTTTTCTGACTGGGAAAGATTGAGCCAGCGCAAGAATGCCGATATTGCCACTCAAGAAGAATTGCGCAGGTACAGGGTGCTACAGAGGGTTTACAACCTCTATAAGAGGTTCAGACCGATTATGGTTAAGGCTGAGCAAGAAGGCGATAAGGAGCTTCTCAAGAAAATCTATGCCTCTTTGAGGAGCATACTCGCAAGGGTTGGCTATGAATAGGAGGAAGCGAAATGGAAGACAAATATGCTGACCTGTGGAGGAAACTCGAGGAAATACGGCAAATCAATCAGCGCTTGAGGGGTTCTGCAGAAACCACCACAGCTACAACCACAGGGCCTGCATACCGTGGTGCGAGCGCTGGTGTTAGCGGTGGAGGCGGAATACAGGCTGAAGCCAGGGTTGCGACCAAGCCTCAGAGCAGCGGTGAGCGGTATGCAAGGCTGCGTGCGATACTCGAGGATATACGGCGGATAAACCAGAGCTTGAGGGAAGGGGTAAGGAGCCTCAGGGCTGGGGTTACACCTACTACACCAGGCACCACACTAACTGCAGGCGGAAGCCTTGTGGCAAGGACGGCACCACCAATAGCACCACCCTCATCACCACAACTCACCCTAACTCAACCCACAACCACTACCAGGAGAGAACTATCACCGCTGGATTTAAAGTTCAGGGAAGAGGTAAGCAGAAACCAGGAGAGATGGCAACGACAGCAAGAGCTGGAGAAGCAGAGAAAGCATTTTGAGCAATTCATCACACCAAAGCTAACCCGCATGGAGAAAGAAGTCTTTGGTGGAAGGGCTTCTGAAAAGCCACAACAGATAGATTTAAGCAAGGCGGTACCACTTACCAACCTTGAATGGGTAAAGCAATCAATCGAGCTACCCTTTGGTGAACACAAAGACCCAGGTTATTATAACCTGCCTTTCTTCAACCCTGGAGTTGTGATGCGTGCCGAAGACGGGGCACCAGTAAGGCCCATCGCTCCAGGCCGTGTGGTTTTTGCAAAATCCATACGTGGCTACGGCCCCTACGTAATCATCGAACACGATGATGGCTATGCTTCGGCCTATGCAGGCCTTGATGAAAATTTGCTGGTTAAACCTGGGGACAGGGTAACCCCTGATGATGTTATCGGTGTAGTGAGGGCAGGCAGCGGCTTGCTCG